CCCCCCTCGACCTGCCGGTGCTGGGCGCGCGCCCTGGCACACACCGCCGAAATCGTGGCGTCGGGGTCGTCGTCGTAGTAGAGCGGGAGATCCTTGATCGACTTCGCCGCTTGGATGATCCGCGTCATCTGGTCAGGGCGCATCCGGCCCCGCGCCACGTCCTGCACCCCAATCCGCGTCTCCTGGGCCATCTGCCGGTCAATGAGGTCTTCGGTGCTCATTTCGAGGCTGGCGAAGTAGACGGCCCCGGCGCTGCGGGCGACGTTGGCTGCAACCTGCTGGGCCAAAGACGTCTTGCCCATCGCCGGGCGCGCGGCGAGGATGATCAGGCGGTCTGCGCCGAGGCGCCCCAGCCTCTCGTCAAGATCAGGAAAGCCACACGACACACCGGGCTCTTCCTCGCCGTCAGCCTTCGCCAGGAAGCGCTCATACCAGCCCTTGAGCCTATCCCCGACCCTTGCGCAGCGCTTGGAGACGAAGCTGCCAGACACGGCGTCCATCTTCTTTGTCAGGCCCAGCACCACGGCGGTGGGGTCCACACCGGGGTCTGTCTCGATGGACGCCATTGTGTCACGACACCCAGCGGAGATCCTGCGCAGGGCGCTCCACCGCTTGACCACGGCGACGTACCCGGCGGCATTGGCGGCGCTGGGCGTGGCCGAAGTAAAGCCCGACAGCACGTCCATACCGCCGATGCGCTCCACGCCCTCGATACCCAGGGCCTCAAAGAGCGTCACGATATCCACCGGCTGGCGCTCGGCCTGGAGCTGCTTAATCGCCGCCCACACTGCCCGGTGGGCTTGAGCGTAGAAGTCGTCAGCGGTGATGTCTGCGGCCTCGGCGTCAAGCACGGTGGTGTCCATCAGCACCGATCCAATCAGCGCCCGCTCGGCGCTCATGCTGTAGAGGGGCTTGTAGCTCATGCCGTCACCCCCCGCCGCTCAAGCGCAGCCTGGTACCGCTTGTATTCGGGGCTGTCGGTGTGCAACAGGTCGCCGCTGGGGGTCATGACCCATTGACGCATGACCGCACGATTGGCCTCTCGCTGCTCTTCGGTCAGCTCAGGTGTCACCGGCGCTGCCGGTCGGTGATAGGGCACCGTCGAGGTCTTGACCTTCTCGCCTTCAAGCTCTTGCAGCACACCAGCCGGGGTCCAGGCGCTGATCTCGTGGTCTTCCTGCTCGGCCAATTTCCGCAAGGTGCCGAAAAAAGCCTTGCGAGCAGACCGCAGCGTCCCGGCGTTTTTCAGCGCGGCGACCCTGGCCAAAGCAGCAGCAAAGCGCAGCTCGTCACAGTGCAGCGCTTCGATCTGTGCGAGGGGAGGCAGCGGGGCGTGACCACAGACCTTGCCCCAGACGTCGGCCCACTTGGCCATCCACGTCGATGGGGTATCGGGGATGGGTGGAGGTACAACCACCGCCCGCTCTTCCACCAGCAAATCAGAATCCAGCTCAACCAACCCAGCGTGGCTGTCGGTCGATGCGTCTCGCGCGGTCTTACAATCTGTTTGGTTGTTTGTTTCTTGTTCTTGTCTCTTTCTTGTCTCTTCGGGGGTGCACTGTGCGGGGGGGTGTGGGGGGTCGTATGCACCCCCCTGCATGGTACAGGGGGGTGCATCATTCAGGGGGGTGGGGGGTGTACTGTGCGGGGGGGTCAGGTTGTATTTGTTGGCACGCCCAGGGGTCGGCACCTTCTGAAACCAGCCCTTCTTTTCCAGGCTCTTCATGGCACGACCCAGGGTGTCTCGGTGGACCCCAGCGCCTTTGGCCAAACTCTTCATGGAGGGGCAGATGTTGGGCAGGTAGGTGGCCATGCACCACAGCACGGCGCGCTCTGTCGTGGTCAAATCGGCGGCATCTCGCACTGCTCGATTGAATTCAAAAGTGTTCATCGGCTTGCCTCCATGTCGCGGGCCGGCATGCCAGCTTGCTTGCTTTCTTGCTTTCTTCAGGGGGGTGTTCTATCATTGATATCAATCCTTGGTAGTAGACCCCGGCGAGCTGTGTCAGCAGCGTTTGAGCCGGGGTCTTTTTGTTTTTCAGCGGGCGACGCCGCTGTCGCTTGCGTGGTCGTGGTCGGCCATAAGACCCTTGGCTACCAGCTCGTCAAGCGGATTGCCAGTGGCGAGCAGACGGCGGCGCTTGGCCTCTTCAGCGGGCGACAATGGGCGGAATGCCGCCGTGCGTCCGTAGTAGCGCCTGTGGATGCGTCCGTTGTCTGCCAAGGACGTCAGCCACCCGAGCGCCGTCTGATAGTGCACGTCGCACATGCGCGCGACATCATGAGCGGTCAAAGGCCAGTCGCCCACCTCGGCCAGGGCTTCAAGCAGTCGAGCGGCGTTTTCGATTGTAGATGGCTGTGACATTCCTTCCTCCTTGTCTGATCCAGATATAGAGCACAATCCCACACCAATCAAGCACCCACACCATATTTAATTCAGAAAACGTCTTGACTCAAATACAGACCATGTGCATAATCCTTCTTGTCACCACGAAAGGAGCAAGCGACATGCAGACCATCACCATCCCCGAAGACACCACGATCCGCTACGAAGCGCTGAGCTTCGACACGAAGACTGACGCCAAGATGACCGCCCACGTCATCGAAGAGCGTAACGGCTTCACCAAGGCGCTCGACGCTGACGGAGATATTTTCTACGTCCGCACGAAGTCACTTCCCGGTCGTGACAGCAGCCTCTACCCGCACCCCGATGCGCCCTGCTGGGCGTGCAAGACTGTGGCCGAGGCCGACGCCAAGATGGCCAAGATCAAGGATCACCACTACAACATGGACGTCCGCCACCGTGACCACCACGCGCTGGCCATGGCCGAGCTTCGGTACCGCAACACCGTGGCCCGCCTGACCGCCCTTGCGGCGGTGGAGATTGAGGTTCTGGAAGCGATTGAGGCTTTCGGCGCCATGCGGCGCACTGAGCTAAAGTCGGCCAGCCGTCGCGCTGACTGGGAGGTGGACGACGCTGTGACCAGTCTCCAAGAGGCCGGACACATCAAGCGCACCCCTGGCCGGTCCTACAGACTCTCTCCCGGTGTGACCGTGGAGCAGCTGAAGGGTCAGCACAGCCAGCCAGCCTGCACGGCGACAGAAGACGAGGTGTCCGCCGATGACGCCGACACCCCCGACACCCCCGACACCGACTGGACCACTGACGACATCGAAATCGGGCGCACCCTGGGCATCCCGCCCGTCTCGCTCCCCCCGGCACCACACCAGCCCGCGCCGACCAAGCGCGACCAGCAGCCCAAGGAAGAGGCTGTCTCACACACCCCCGCCAAGACCTCCCCTGCGGTGGTGCCCAGCGTGGACCCAATTTCAAAGATGCGCGTCGTGCGCGATGCCGACGACGCGCCCGAAGACTGCAAGCACATGCGCCGGGTGCGCTTTGCCATCCTCCACGGCCACCTAGACGGTCTGACGCCGTACAGGCTGGTCGCGCTGGCTGCCTGAATTTCTCTTCCAAAAACACACACTTACACACCAAGGAGACTGACATGCCCCACACGAAGGCCACACACACGCTCGACCCAATCCCGCTGACCGCCGCCGAGCAGCACCAAATCAATCTCGCCATCATCTTGCGTCAGGGCGCAAGGCTGGTGGCCACCGCCAAGGGCCTGAAGCTGCCCCAGACCCGCGCCATCGATTCCGTCAAGAGGTTCCTGCGCGCTGCGGGGCTGGAGTGCCGCCGTGAGGGTGACGCCATCGTCGCCGGGGGCGTGCTGCTGCGCTGGGATTCGGCGCACCTGCGCTGGGCCTGCACGGGCAAGGTGGGGCGTGCGACGGGAACGGTCTTTGGTGTCCGGCTGTGTGCGGAGATGCTGGCCGAGGTGGTAAAATGAAAGACGACCTCAAAGCTCTTGGTCTGCGCGCTGAAGCCGCCCTTGAAGCGCTCAGTCTTGATAAGACAGGGATCCAGCGCCGACGGGTCCGCATTCCCGACACGCACCGTATTGGGTACGTCGCCAACATGGCCGCAGGCCCCACTGTGGGTGTCATCATGGTGCACATCCTGAAGATCACCGGCGGTGAGTACATCACCGCGCGCTATTTGACCGATGACCACAGCAAGGGCGAGTGGTCTATTGGTGACGAGTACGGCGACGCGGTGGCTCATGGTCAGTGGGATCGCTGTAGCACTACCGCGCCAGATGGCGGGCCTAGTCTGCTCGCTCAGGGCCTTGTGGTGATCCTTGAGGACATCCTCAAGGCCAAGCAACACAACGCCAAGCACTTTGGCGACTTCACCGGCTGAGGTCGGCAGCACATGGAGACAAAGGTGATGGGCGCAGCGATACGACACCGCATCATTAGGGTGCTGGAGGCCAAGACGCAGATGGACTTGTGGGCGCTGCTGGTGTCCCTCGACGGCTGCTCACTGGAGGCCGTGGAGGTCATCAAGGAGATGCGCGACGAGGGGAAGATCTACGAGGTGGCTGTCGGCGTCTATGCCCTGGGGCCGAAGCCAAAGCCTGCCGCGGCCTTCAAGGGGTGGGTGGTGGATGGTGGGCGCAACCGGGGTCAGTACGAGGACAAGGATGGAAAGCCGCTGACGGCGCATGAGCTGGGCGAGCGGCTGGGGAGGTGATGATGACGCCAGCAAAGATACTGCCAAGACCTAAATCACCGTGGTCCCTTGTGCTGGGGCACGGCTTCGAGATCGACCCCGGCCCCTGCAAGCAGTGCAGCCCGGCACAGAAGCGCCTGTGCGGTCGATGCCTGCGGCTCGTGCTGGAAGAGATGGCCCGGTCGCCCTGGGCCTTGCTCAGGTGGAAAGATGGGCCACCTGCCAAAGCAAGCCAGCGTGTGGAGGCTCAAAGCGCCAGCTCTCGCGCTTGATTTGACCGCTTTGAAGGTCGGCCCAGCGGGCGCCGCCTTCCCTCCTTTCGTGCTGGCGCGGGTCTCTCCCGACACCGCGCCGACACCAAAAGCCCGCTTATCCCCAGTCAGCCAGTCAGCGTGTAGAACGCTGGTGGTGGCGACGCCGGCTCGACTCCGGCGCTGGGGCCTTGTCCTGGGAGCAATCAGGGCGACACGACGCGCACCACTTTTGCAAATGCGCAGTGCCGAGCCATCGGTGGCACTGCGCAGGATTGAAAGTCGCCATTTCGCCGTGCGTCGCCGTCTGCCTTGAAGGCCACCAGGACACCATTTGTGCCGCCCGCGCCCGCACACCGCACGAGTCAAAGCGCCACACGGCGGATCGGCTGACTCAATCGGTTTTTTAGGCAGGTGGGGGTGGGTGGTACACCATGTGAGGCGCTGGCCACTTAGAGGGATGGGCTCCTTCCCTTCGGGGAATGCAGACAGGATTGGACATCTGTTTTCCGACCCACCCACCAGCGCCGCCGTTCATTGTGCCCCAGCGGACCACACCAAAAGCCCGCTGGCTGTCGGAGAGGTGACAACGGCCTATGGAGGTAAGTGATGACCAGACAGACACCCAGCCTGTACGACGGCCTTAGCCTCTCAGGCCACGGTATCATCCTCCTGGGCCTGGACCCGTCGATCAATGGATATGGGTGGGTCTGCGCGGAGTCTGCGCGCCCTGGGCATTTGGAGGTCAAGAAGGGCGGTGTGATCAAGGTGCCCGCCCTCAAGTCGCCAGCCAAGCGCCGACAGATCGGCCAGACGGTGGCGGACGCCTTTGATGCTCGCCTGGGCGCATTGGCGCGTGGGCTTTCTGAGGTGCTGGCCGAAGGTGCCGATCTGGCTGTCTTTGAGCAGGCCGCAGGAGGCAACAGCCGCAGCGGTACGGCGTGGAAGTCCGTTGGAGCTGCGCACGGTGTGACCCGTGGGGTGTGTGCGGCGCTGGACCTGCGCACGGCCAGTGTCACGGCAAAGGAAATCAAGAGGGCGACCGCTGGCCGCGGCTCGTCGAAGAATGCTGTGGAGGCTGCGATGCGGCGCCTGGTGCCGTCGCTGGGGCCGGTGCTTGATGCGCTGCCCAAGAGCAAGCGAGAGCACGTGGCGGACGCATGTGCGGCGCTGTGGGTGTGGACCGGAAAGGAGGTGCTAAGGTGAAGACCGTGAAAGACGTGCGTGACTGGCTCGTGACACTGGCAAATGCGCAAGTCGAAGGTGTGTGGTCGGTGCGACCGATGGTGCGGATTGGGCGTGAAGACCTGCTGAGGGCCATTGAGGTGCTGGAGCCCTTCAAGGATCTGCCTGATGCGCCGCACGCTGGGGTTGAAGCGGTGACGCCAAAAGCCGTCGAGATGATTGGGATGGTGCGAAGCTACCATGATGCGGCGCATATCGCTGCACTGATTCAGGAACGTGATCAATTCGGTCGCGCCAAATACGGCCAGAGCTTGATGACCTTCGACGGCAGGGACACAGCCAAGGAGATCGAAGACGAGCTTGCAGACGCCATCCATTACACCGCCAAGGGCCTTATCGAAGGCAGCGTGACGGAATATCAGTGGGATTGGATCTTGCAGCTGATCGGCGTGACGCGTGACATGATCATCGATCACCCGACAAGGAGGGGCAACCAATGCGACGACATGTGAAGAAGGCAAAGAACCTAACCCGCTTCCTGACTGGCCTTGCGGCGGTGGTCGTGGGCTTCTGGCTGATCATGGGCAGCGGGGAGGTGGACGATGACGACGATTGAAGAACTGCTGGCCACGCCGCCTGCCGAGCGCCGTACAGTCTGGCTGTCTGGCTGTCTGAGCCCCGCTGAAGAAAAAATCACGTCATGTCTTTTATTCTATTGACACTTTTAATCACGATGTGTACTTTAGTCCATGTCAGGGCGATGGAGCGCTGACGCACCAAGGAGAAAAGACAATGGCCACCTACTACAGAATCTCAAGCATCGGTGACGCACTTCCGCAGAGGTGGTCTTACTGCGATGCCTTTGAAGTGGTAGCCGACGAGAGCGGCTGGTCGATTGTAGACCACACCAGCCCCGGTGCGCAGGTGTGGTCCAGCGCGGCAGCTGTTGTGGCTGCTTTGATGGGCCATCACGACGGCGTCTACGACGCCGCCGGTGGCTATGATCGCATTCTGATTATTGAGGCTGACGAAACCGTGGACGGTGGGGACTGGGATGCTGTGACGCCGCAAGGCGTCACATCCGTTCGATCCCTCAAGGTGACGGGGCTGATTGAAGCCCTTGAACCCATGCTCGGCGAGTACGAAGACGAACACGATGATGATCTTGGGTATTGGCTCGCTGGGCTCGATGATTTCGACGCCGCAAACAAGATCGTCGAGAATTTCCTTTACTCTAGAAGCGCTGGCGTTGAAGTCCAGTGGGTTGATACGCTGGGCCACGTCAAGGCCCAGCTTGAAAGCGTCTGGGGCGGCTGATGATGACTTCAAAGATGGGCCGTCCTTCAATTGAAGATGACCTGTGGGAGTGGCTTGTCGAAGAGTGGAGTCGCACTGGTGTGGTGCCGCCACCCATCGAAGCAGAGCGGCAAGATATCACCACACGGCGCACGGCGATGCGCTGGTACAGGGCGTGGGTAGAAGCTGGGCAGCTTGAGCGCCCATATGAACAAGCGTGGGCCATTCCCTCGTAAATTATCCGCCAAAGAGCCCTGACCACCACGCCATAAGCGCCGCGCTCCCCAGCAGCGTAAAGACACCCACAGCAGCAGACCACAGCAGCGTGGACTTGCTGACCGTATCAGCACCCTTGACCGCATCGGCAGCGCCCTTGGCGTCCTCAGCAATACGCCGGATATCTTTGATCTCGGCGTCGAGCGCGGCAGCGCCCTTGACCGCCTCCAGCTGGGCGGCGTGGCGCGCATCGGTGGCGCTCTTAAGATCGGCCTCGATCTTATCCAAGCGCCCATTGACACCCTGAATCGCAGCGGCAACACCATCAAGCTGGGCTTTGAGGCCCGCAAGCAAGCTGCCTCCCGACGATGGCCCGTTTTGTGACGAACTCATAAGGCATCCACCTTGGCTGCCGCTTGCAAGGCGGGCGCGCTCCACTGGCGCATCTTCTCAATCTCAGCGCTCAGGATCTCCATTGTCGTTCTGACGGCCTTCACGTGCGTAGCCACCACCTCCACCACCTCGGCGCCGTCGCCGACTTCCAGCGCCACCAGCACTGTGTCAAAGTCAATCTCGGCAGGGTCAGAATTGACCAGCACCTGGCGCGACTGGATCTGATACAGGCCGCTGGCGTCTATTCCCATACTGCGTGTGTCGTGCATTCTGGTCCACCTCCTGCGCTGCGCCTTGTCCAGCCGCCCGATCCCCACAAGAGGGCCGCGGTATCCCGTGTCGCGCACAAAGCGCACCCGATCCAGCAGTCCGTCACCGTCCAATCCCACCAGTACAGCGTCCACTGTAATGGGCGCATCATTGGTGATCACCTCAGCGCCAGCATTGATCAGCGCCTGCACCACCCGGCCCAGCGCGCCATCCTCGACAAATCCCAGCACGGCAATTCGGCGCCCGTTCATCCACTACCACCTTGACTGTGCCGCTGATTGAGACACCCGCCACGCGCGGGCTGTGGGGATCATTTGCCTAGGGCTTTCTGGCCGGTGTGCACCGTGGTCCAGATCGAGGCCAGCACGCCGCCCAGCTGCTCCAGCGTGATCACGTCCGCGCTCATGGCATAGAGGACGCCCGCCCCCACCAGCAGCGCCGCCACGATCAGCGCCACAGCGACAATCGTTTCGTTCTGCTCGATGTTGCCGTCGCCGTCCAGGTCGAGCGGCGACGGCGACGACACCGCCTGCGCCGCATCTGCCTTTGTCCCCGTCTCCAGCTCATCATTGGTTTTTTCCGTCATCGTCCACGCCCTCGGCTTTGCCCTTGTCACAAGGCTGTCTCACCACCACGGACGCCACCACCTCGGCGCCGTCCGACACTTGCAGCTGCTTGGTCCACCGCGCCTGGGGGCCACACTCGCCCGTCTCAAATGCGGGCTTTGCATCCACCACCAGACCGGCCCAGTCTACGCCCTGCTGACCAGCGCAGCCAGCCAGCGTGCAGAGCGCCACGAGAATCAAAATCAGTCGCATCATGCCACCCTCCAATGCGGGTTTTGCATCCACCACCAGACCGGCCCAGTCTACGCTCTGCTGACCAGCGCAGCCAGCCAGCGTGCAGAGCGCCACGAGAATCAAAATCAGTCGCATCATGCCACCCTCCAGTCGTTCGCGTTCATGTCGTCGTCGGTGATCGTTACGCCGCTGGGGCGGAACATTCTAGCGCTGGATCCCTGGACCGCGCACACCGCATCCATGAACGCCATCATCGGGGATTGCTTAGGGCCAAAGAGTTCAATCATGTGACCCAGGGTGCCCGTGCCGAGCTTGCCATCGAGGGTCAGCCCGTGCGCCTGTTGGTATGCCGCTGCGGCCTCGGCAAAGGCTTCACTGGTGTGGTGGGCTTTGAGACCGGGCCACCGCTCCAGGGCTTGATCGGGGATGCTCTCCCAGTGATCGCGCCGGGCATTGAAGGCCACGGCGCGGGCGAGATCGAAAGGCGCCGAGGGGGGCATGGACGGTGCTCCGATGTGCTCAGACCCTGCGGCACCCTGAACAATGCGAGCCTTGCCATCGTTGCCTTTGACGTGCTTGCCAGACCACCACCCGCCACCAGCGAAGGTGTCAGGGTGGGTAGACTCTAGCACCTGACAGGCCTCCACGCCCCAGCGCATGCCGTCGAGGCCAGACACGCCGGGGATCCGCTGGAGATGCGCCGCGTTGCCCATGTAGATCAGATCGAGGCCGTTGTAGAGCCCGTTCAACGGCTCGTCGTGGTACTCGTCATCGAGCATCTTGTGCCACGCCTCCCATGTGCCCCTCTGGATGGCGCCGGGCTGCCTGGGAAGATTGCGGGACCAGTGCCCAGGCTTGGGATTGAAGAAGAGATAAGCCTGGGTGTATCCCGCTGTGAAGGCATCAGTCTGGCACACGGCGGCATCCTGGGCGCGCATGGTCTTGTCCTTCCATTTGCCGACGATCGCTGTGATCGACACCTCGACGTAATGCAGGCCCTGGGCGCTGGCTACCTGCGGTAGGTGCGAGCACCCGTGCTTGTCCAGCAGCCACAAGATACGCTCCGAGAGATACGGCGCCAAATCCACACCTGCGCGGCCCCAGTGCTCTTCGCAGTCCCACTGGAGCCCATCGGGGCGGGCGCCCATCGTGAAGAACTTGTCGAGGTCGGCGATCTGCTCGTCGATGGCGGCGCGCGTCGAGGTGGCCCACCACATCCACACGGCCTTCATGCCGCGATCCTGGAGACCAGCGGTTGCCGCGATGAGGTCATCGTCCGTCCACGTCTCGCCCTCTTCCCTGGTGTCGTTGAGCAGCAAGATCGCCCTCGACAGTGCCAGACCCACCAGCCACTCCAGCCAGCCAGCCAGCGTGGAAGGCCGGGGGCGCTGGCCATCGACCCATAAAAATGTCTTCAGTCCTTTGCTCACTCCACCACCTCCACCCCCGCATCCCGCAGGGAGTCTTTGAGATCTTCACCGACGACGACGCCTGCATAATCCTCGACCTCGTACACCGGGCCACCACAGCGCGCGGCCTTGTAGCTCAGCGCCGACAGCACCAGCGCAAGCACAAGGGCCACCCCTGTGTGCAACAGCTTTCCACGCTGTTTGTCTGGCCGACTCATTTGGACCCCAGGGCAAGGGCCGTGCGGACGCGAGACACGAGATCTGCTTTCTTCCCGGTGGTCTTGACGCCTTTGCTCTTGGCCAGCGCCTTGAGCTGGGCGGCGGTCAAATCCTCCAGCACCAACCCGGCCTCGATAGAAATGATCCCATCAGCGGCCACCTTGCGGTATTCGGCAGACCCCACCCACAAGGTGCGAGAGTCGTCGGCGGTAGCGATCACGCATGCGCCGCGAGGGAGCCATGCTTTGATGACTTTGGCCGGGTTGCCGTCGATGGTCGGATCGTGCTTGTAGATCATCATGGTGCATCCACCTTGAAGAAATGAACCTCTTTGGCCCGGATTTCGGCAGTGGCTGTGCGCGCGGAAAGAGCGACGCCAAGCATGATCAGCGTGGCGGCGTTGGCCGAGAGGTCAGATTGCACCGATGCGCGCATCTGGCGCGTGGGGTCGCTCAAGTTGACCAGGTACTGCACGCCGTTGGCGCTGCTGAGGTCGATCATGCAGAAGATCCAAAAGGCGTTGCCATCAGTGGTGACACGACCGCCGCCCACTTCAGTGCCGCTGGACTGGAGCGTCAGGATGTTGCTCGCCTCAAAGCCGACGCGGAAGTCCTTGTTACCGTCGCGGATAATAAAACGCACCGTGTTCGTGCCATCTTCGGTGTATGAGCTGATGCGCGCCATGATGGCGAGCCTTGACGGCATCGTCGTGGGAGCGAAGCGGATGGAGGCGCTGGAGCCCACCGCCGTTCCATCGGTGGTGATGATGCAGTCATTGCCAGCGGTCTTGCTGACGTCGCCACCCGCCACAGCCTCTTGCACTGTGATTCCGCGCCCGGTGAAGTCGGCCTCGGTGTCACCCTCTTTGAGGAATGCATCGCCGGTGGCGTTGTCGATGTACTCGCTGATGACATTAGACGCGAAGGTCGGAATCAGCATGCCGCCGCCTTCGTCGAGATAGGCGTAGACGATCCCCGTGCTGGTGTCTTCGTAGAGATCGCCGGAGCTGGCGCTGGCGCGCGCGGCGGTCAGGGCGGCGTCAAGGCTTGCTGCCGTCGTGACACCACCAGCGCCCGGCGAGATGCCCGGTGTGATGAAGACCATTTTCAAGCCTCCGCAATCACAAGGTTGGTTGCGGCAGACACCGCGATACCCCTGATTTGGCCATTGGGGACCACGCCGCCGTCAAAGCTCAGGCCCGCGCCTGGCGCGATTTTAAAGCCCGTGGTGGTCGATGCCGCGCCGCCGTCGAAGGTAACATAAATGTCATTTGCGCCGGTATTTTGGAGTATCAAAGCCTTGCGGCTTTTGGCTGAACTGATCTCACCATCGGCGGTGCCGACCGAGACGTTCTCTTGCGCAAATGCCCGCTCCATCGGGATGTGGATTGCCAGGACTTTCATTCTTTGTGCTCACTGTGTGGCCGCGTGTGCGGCGTCCAAAAGAGGACGGGTCAGCCGAAACCGACCCAGCAGTCCAAAAAATAATCCCGCGAGTTTGTTTTTGCAAGCGGAGTGGCCGTGCTTATCCTCAGAGCATGGTCAATCAAGGAGAACCCACGCCATGAAAAAGCTCGCATTTGTCGCCGTTGCCCTCTTCCTTTCAGCTTGCACCCAGACAGACACCCAGCATGTAAAGCCGCCCATCGAAGAGGTGGTGGATGAATCACCCACCCCCGTGGAGGCCATCGCCGTACAGGCTGACCGGCTGACTGAAGGCGTGGAGGTGGACCAGTGCGACATGTGGGCCTCGGATGTGTGTGCAAAGGCGAAGGCGTGCGGGTCGGGAGACATTGCCGACGAGTCGGGTGTGATCCACCAGGGCGCGGCGGATTGCTACGCAGGCGTCAAAGCTCGGTGCGCAGAGGGCGCGGGGCTGTGCCTGGATGGCGCCTGCAGCAACGATGGGCGCTTTGTGCTGGCCTTTGAATGCTCGCTGGAGTGGTGATCAGATGCTTGTCTGGTCTTCCAGCACCCTCACCCCCCACAGGATGGCATCGGTCGTGGACGCCACCGGGGCCAGCGACACCCGCACCACCACGTCTGTGTGCGTGCTCCATGTCAAAGTCTGCGTCTCGGTCGTGGGGCTGGTCTGATTGCTGCCGGTGTAGGACGCCACAGACGCCCCCGTGTCGGCGCGCAAAATGTCCACCTTCAAGCGCCCCTGATACTGCGCCAAAAAAGTGACACCTTGACGATCAGCGCCAACGCTCGCCGGGGCCTCCAGCGCCACACCAAAAGCGACGATTGCGGCGGTGGCCTCCTTGTAGAGGTATTTGGTGGTGGAGCTGGACGGGGCCCCGATGCTCCAAGCGTCGATGATGGCGCGGCGGTTGGTCGTGCTGTGGACGTGATTGCCATTCTCCAGCAAAATCTCAATCTCATTGATTGACCCGCCGATGGCGTTCTGCCCATCGACCACATTGATCTGCGTGGCCCCGGTGGGGTCTGCGGCGGTGCCGATGGCGCGGAAGTAGGTGTTGTTCTGGATCGCCATCACGGCCCCTCGTCGATCATCACCAGCGCGCAGGGGTGATAGATTTTGATGTGATTGAGGTCGGTATTATCGGCCACGGGTGGCGAGACGTCAGTGGGCGTCATGCGCAGGGTCAGCAGTCGCTCTGTGACGGTCTGCTGTGCCTCGGCCTCTTCGAAGATGGCGTCGATGATCGACAGCCCATGCTTGCCTGCTTTGACCTCGGCCCAATCCCATGTGCCGTCGAGGTGGTGCCCGTCGCTGAATGCCTGAAAGATGCGGTCGGCGGTGACGGCAGGGTCAAGGATGATGGCCTGGAGCGGCGTCACCACCGCCGAATCATAGGCCACCGTGGGTGTCACGGTCGAGGTGGACCAGACGCCGCCACTGAAGCTGGCGATCTGCGCGGTCATGTCGACCTTGAAGCTCTCCACCGAGGGGCTTGTGGTGGCGGCACACACCAGCGCCAGCGCCCTGTATCGGCGCCGGTACACCGTGGTGGCCGTGCGGGTGTCCACCTTGTAGGTCGGCAAGTCACCCACGGCCGCACAGTAGCAGTCCTCGGCCTGGGCTTCGTCGTAGGCGTGGACCTGCCCCCAGTAGCGCCCGGTGTCTTCAAAGTCCGGGGAGCCGCCGACGTGACACACGCGGGTGCGCTCAAAAGCGAGGCTGTGCTGCTGACCATAGAGGGCCTGGAAGGTGCGGGCGCGCGGGATCGACCCACTGCGCAGCGCTGGCACCAGACTTGCGGGCGCATCAAAGGCCGTCTCTTCAATCGACCACCCGTAAAGCTCAAAGCGCCCAAGCTCGGTCATCACGAGATCAAATTGGCTGTACGACAGAATTTCATCACCGAAGCGCGGCAGCACGTATTTGTTGTTGGAGCTGCCGTCATTGACGATCATTGATGCGCCGACGTACCCCAGGGGCTCTTCGGGGATCGTGCCGCTGGAATCCTCGCCGGGTGCAAGCTGGTAGCGCTTTGCTGAGTCGTAGGCCGCGCCCAGGGTGGCCCCGATGTCCACCTTGAAGCCAGCGACGGACAAGTCAGACGGGGTGCGCCCGTCACTGGTCGCCGTCGCCGTCAGGAGCTCCGATTCAAAGACCAGCCACAGCACCACCGGCTGTCCCGATGCGCTGCGGACATTGAGCGTGGCCGTGACCTGCTGAACAGCTGCATCATCTCCCACGGTGGTCATGTCGAAGTCATCAATAAATCGACCGCCCATCGTCATCGCGACCAGGCGGAAATGGACGGCAGACCCGCCACCCGTGGCGCTCGCAATGCCACGCAGGGTGAGGGTCAGCTCGGTGGCGGTGGGCGACACCACCCAGGGCGTCAGCGGAACACCGCTTGTGCGGATCGTGGCCAGGGTTGGGCGAGAGTCGGCGCCGTATCCCTGGGCGGCGCTGCGTCCACGCGACAGCCACGCTGTCTGGTTGTTTGCGTCGATGCCCTGAAGGGTGAAGGCATCCACCGGGCGCATCAACGTGGAGTCCACAAGGGCACTGTCGAGCTTCTTAAAGGCCACGGGTCAGATCCTGTAGGTCTTGGCGTCGTCGCCGTTGAGGTCGCCAGCGGCGCGGGCCACGAAGACCCAATCCGACTGCTGTGTGGTGATGCAGTTGGCGTAGGCGGTGGGCCGGATAATATCGCCCGCTGCGGGTGTGACGCCGAAGCCCGCCAGCACCGTGATCACACTTCCGACCACCGAGTCTATTTTCTTTGCTGTGGCGCGTGGGGTGCCGTACTGGTCCACCAAATCGATGAAATCACCAGCAGCGAAGCCCGCCGCGTCGGTGCTGATGGGGCCTGCAGTGGGGTCGGTGAAGTCGTTTGCGTTGACCGTGATGACGGTCGTGGTGGGTGCTGGGCTGGCGGCGACCGTGGCCGAGGGCGCAATCCATCCGCTACGGGTGTGGATCAAGCCCACGTCGAGCAGACCATATACGATGATGTGGCTTTCATCCTCGAAGACCTCCTGGCGGGACACCACCAGCATGGGGTGATTGGTCACGCCGCGCGTGCCGTCGCCTGCGAAGATCTTGTCGCTGGTAACCGCCACCACATCGCCAAATTCAAATTGCTTGGTCGCAAAGAGCGTCAGGAAGACCAGCGGGATTGGGTCATGGAATCGCCCAATGAGCTGCTGGATGATTGACATGGCCACGGGACGCTGGGAGACGCCGCGCAGGATGCGCTCTGTGGACTGCGCCTCGCCTGGTGGCTGGCGGCGGTACTTCACCACGTCCTGGGCGGTGATTCGGTCAGGCTCCAGTCCCGGCTGGACATTGTACTGGACCGACACCGTATCCACAGCCCCAAAGAGAGTACGGGCATGGACAATCTCAGGCGTGGCGAGGTCAGATTGGCCGATGGCCAGCGTGGACCCGTAGATCTGCTGGTCGCTCATGCGCGCGACGGTCAGCTTGCCGTCACGAGTGGGCACCAGCGCCGAGAGCAAAGGCGCCAAAAGCTCTTGGATGTATGGCCCCACGGTCAGCGGCCCATCTTCGATGCCCAGCCACAGATCGTCGAAAGTCACGCCGATTTCATCGCCCCAGGCCAGGATACCCTCGGTGTCCACCAGGCGCACGGGGATGCGACCGGCCAGGGCATTGACACCTGTGTCATAGTCACCATTGGGGCCAGCGACACCGTTGTTGGGGGTGGTGGTGAGGATTTGCAGCAGGTACTTTCCGGGATGGCTCGACAGGGGCAGCGTGTTATCACCAGTGGACGCAACATCGACATTGGAGGGCGCATCGCTGCGGGTGGAAAACGGTTCGCGCCATCCCTGGCCCGCAAGCTCGGAAAGGTCGTCTGGCAGCTGTCGCCCTGCGAACGTTCTGGAGTCGCCGCGAGCCTTCCCATTGAATTGGCCGGGCGTAGGGGGCGAGTCAATCCACTCCCCCCGCACCACGATGTCACCGACCATAAAGAGGGCGCGGGGCGGGTCGCTGCTGACCTGGGAGCCTGCAACCGGGGTGCGATCCCCTTTGAGAAAGAGCGAGAGCTGATCGCCCTGCGGTCGTCCAGATTCCAGACGTGCACCAGCGCACACACCCTGGGCGCGGTCTTTGAGGATCTGTGTGCGGTCGAGCAGGCCCAGCAGGTCATCGGCGGCGATCTCAATCGTCACGCCCGCATTGCCCGTGGTGATGTCGCGAATCACCCCCGCCCACACCACCGTCTCGTCGTAGGCCGTGGAGCCGTCCAGCGGGATAGACACAAGCTCAATCACACGACCCGCCAGCACATGGCAGGCGTCAAAGCAGAACACATCGTCGGTGGCGTCCGACCCGTGCGCGGTGGCGTCCGTCTCCAGCGCACCGCGCACCACGGTGTACCTGTAGCCCCCGCTGATCGCCGTCTCGCTGCTGGTGTCCAGCCCCATCGCTTCGCGCTCCAGAAAGAGCACGTCGGCGGTCCACTGCGCGGAGAGGTCAATGGTGGTCTGCGTGGCGTCCATGTCCGCAATGATCTTTGCGGTGAAGAGATGCCGCAGGGTGTAGAGCAGCCGGAAGATCTCATCGGTGCCGCGCAGCCGAAAGTCCAGACTGGAGCGCGCCACGGTGCCCGCCCTGAAGTCCACGTCAATGGACAGCTCGCCGGGCCACATTTGCAAGCCAGCGCGGTACAGGCTGTCTGGATCGACTGTCGATTTATTGGCGAAGGCCGCACGGTCGTAGTAGGCCCACCTGTAGCGCTTATCGGTCGCAGTGGAGGCCGACGCGTCCCCGATGCCTTCAATCTTAATGGCGTGCTGGATTCTGGGCACAGCGTCACCCCTTGACGTAGAAGGTGAGGGTCAGATCGAAGTAGAGCGGATCCCTTTCCACCTCCTCAGCCACGTCAGCCAGCGTGGAAAGCCAATCATCACCTTGGCCTGGGTCGATCTCGTAGTAGGTGGTGATCGTGCCCACGTCTGGGACAAAGCGGCAGTACACCTCGTCGCCGATGCGCGCCCACAGCCGCCGCAGCTCGTCGAAGCTGGCGTTGTCATCCCCGGTGGGCGCCCCGATGAAGGCGCAGAACGCCGCTTGGTCGCTGTAGTGCGTGAAGACCGACGCGGCGGGCAATGTCATCAGCTCGATGGTGCCTCGCGTCGTGTGACCGTAGGTGTCACGCTTTGTGGTGCCGTCAGGTCCGGTGGTGGACACCACAGTATCCACGCCTTTGGGCTCGTAGGCCGCAAAGAGGCCGTGGTCTGGGTCGAGGATCCAGGCGCCCGCCGCGCGATTGGTGGCCGTGAAGACCGCGGGGTCTGCGGTGCTGCTGGCGGGGGTGGCGGTCGCCGCGCTGAAGCCAAAGGTGATCATCGTGACTTCACCGCCGCTGACGATCTCCAGGCTGGTCACATCATCGATGGCGTCACCCTGCGTCCTGCTGATCACGTAGCGCCCCCGGTAGTCGCCCGTGACCTCGGTGAGGATGTAGGTGCCGTCTGTGCCCGCTGCTGTCTCGGCGGCTTCAAGCTGGTCGAGCAGGTGGCGCAGCAGATTGTCACCCAGCGCCGCGCCCGACACGTCGAGGTCATTGTAATACGTGTCTGCCGTCGCCGTCGCCGTCACGGTGGTGGCCCCGACTGCGGAGTCGGCCAGCGTCAGGCGGATTTGTGTGGCGGTGGTGATCTCCCAGGGGAGGAAGAACCCGCATCGTGTCAAGCTCATAGCGCGCGCCTCCCGATGCGGTTCAATCGCATCTGCCCATTGACGACGCGGCGCACAGTGGCCGCGATCTGCTCTTCTCCAATCTGAAGCACAAGCGTCTCATTGCGCCCGCCTCGGCGCTCTGGGGCGCGCAGGGAGCGTGCAAGCTCGCGATTGACCGTGGCCGTAGCCGAAGCCCTGCTGCCACGGCCACCACCGCCGCCTGAATTGGCGCTGCCCTTGGATGAAATGGCGCCGCCCAGCATATTGAGCCCGACGCCCGCAGCAATCAGGCCAGCGCCCACAGCGGGATTGACCAGCACCATACCCACGCCCATCTTGACAAAAAGCTGACCGAAGGTGTTTGCGATATTGCCCGCCAGATCGGCCATTGCATCACCGAAGGCCGACAAGCTGGACTCTCCCGCAGCAAAAGCACCAAAGAAGCTGGACAGCGCCCCGGTGGTCTCGACAAGGCTATCCTTGAAGGTGCTTCCCATCTGGTCTTTGAGGTCGGACATCATCCCGAGGTAGCGGGCGGCATTGGGCAGGCTGATTCCGAACCTCCTCGACACCTCGGCCTGCTTATCTGCCACGCCCTGCAAGGCGTCGCGCAGCTTTTTTGTCACTTCAATGAGCTTGGCCATGTCCTGCACGGCGCCACCCTTGCGCACCGTGCGGGCAAAATCCACATCCTGTGCCCTTGAAGCCGCCGCCCGCATCGACTGCTGGATGGCCAGAAACCCGCCCAGCCCCGCTAGACCGATGGTCTTCTGTGTGGGGTCAAATTCGCCTTTCTTGCCACCACCGGTGCGCAGACTGTCAGTGATGCCCTTGGTGTCGATGGTGACCTTGTTTTGCTTCATGCGCTCAAGGCCGTCATTTACACCGTCAAGCTCCTTGCGGAAAGCATCGATTTTCTGCAGCTCGCCGGAGAAGCCAGCACCTATCACGGCAGTCCCTGCAGCGGCCTTGACCTCCACCCCAAAGCGACGTGCGGTGTCTGCAGCGGCCGACAGGGCGTTGGCCATCTCGTATAAGGGGCCAGCATCCTTGCCTTGGTTTCGCATGAAGCCGGCAAAATCCATCACCAGCTTGCGCAGCTTCAAAAGTAGCGCGCCCACCTGGCGACCGATGACGTCAGCGAAGGGGGCGATCAGGTTGATAGACAGCTCAGCGATCAGCTTGCCGAGCCCAACAAAAATCGCCTTGACGCCCATTAGTCCGGTGCCCACAAATTTCATCATGGACACCACCGCCTGGGCAATGGTGATCACTTTGTTGCGAATCTTCACCGCGTTTTCAGTCAGCGTCTTGGTGAAGTCCCGGACCTCACCCGTCATCGAGTCGATGGCGCTCGCCCCTTCGTTGCCACCAATAATGATCTGTCCGAGGACGGCCACAAAGCGCTTACCCTCGGTGATCAGCGCCCTAAAGCTGCGGTTCGCCTTGCGGTTGGTGGAGATGCCAGCCTCCACAGCCGCCTTTAGTCCAGCAAAGCCCACGGTCAAGCCTGCAATGCCTGCCACGGCACCAGCCACAGCTAGGCCCATGGGGCCGCGGGTGATCACTGAGAATTGATCGATCACGTCGCCTGCGCGCGTCCCGAAGTCGCCCATATCACGGAACGATGTGGCCAGGTCGCCCAGATCCACCCTGGCGCGTCCTGCAGCGCGCCCTACATCCTTGGTGGCCTTGCTCAGGCGCTTGGCGGTCGTCGCCATGGCCTCGCTTGTGCCTGCCCATGTCTTGCCGAACTTCTGCGTGGACCCGTCAAGGCTCTTGACGGTCTTTTCAAGCCGGTCGAAAGACTCCAGACCTAGAACGCTGACCTCTGCAGTAATCGGGTAACTGTTCATTTTTTCAGCCTGTTTCGCTCTCGCCAAGCCGCCCTGATCTCGCGCTGGATCAGGATCGACCGGTAATCATGATCGGCAAGGCACGGCGCCTGCCACGGCATCATGCCGCCCATCTCAGGACACACATCCTCGTGAAGCGCCAGGTGGTGGAGGATCTCACCCGGTATCCCCAGGGCCGCAAGCCTGGACCCGGCGCCGATGGAAATCAGCTTGACGGCGGTTCGGACTTTCCCCTGTCTTCCTTGCTTAGGGTGGTTGAGACCTCCATGGCTTTGGCGATGGCCTCCATGTCCTGGTCCAGCAATGACCGCACAATTTCGCTCTTTGCTTCGGCATCAAGCTGGTGCCACTGGTCCGCGTCCTTGATGGGACCACCAGCGTAGAGGCTCCAGTCGCCCTTGAGACGCTGAATCATGACGCTGGCAATCACTCGACCCTGTTCGATGCTGTCACCACCAGACGACTGGATCGCCTCCATCGCCCGCAGCGTGGGGCGAGGCAGCAGGACAATGCACGGGTGGTGCTTGCCTTCGACCTTGAAAATCTCAGGGCTGGAGGCGTTAAAGTCCCCCACAGCATCGGGGCAGACGGGGCACCAGATTTTGGGCGACCGCAAAAAGTAGTTGGTCATCAGCTTGAATCCCTTGCGAGCATGATTGCGAGGACACCGGAAATGGTGGGCGTGACGTCGATGTAAAGCCCCCTCGCAGCGTTGTATTTGAAGACCTGGGTGGGGCTGGTCCCCACGGCGGGATCGCCGTCCACGTCTTCGGGGTATTTGACCTCAATGGTCAAATTCCAGATGTTGCGCGCGTCCATCGCGGCCTTCTCGACAGCGACGATCTGGCCGTAAAGATGGATGGCCAAGAAGGTGTCGGAGCCGGTGGCGTCGGCTTGATTGGTCTTGGCGCGCAGCTCAATAAAAGTGCAGTCGTCGCGCAGGGCGTAGGGATCCCACGCGCTGGCATTGGACAGCAGGGCCTCTTCGATGGTCAGATCGACCGTGACTGCATCGCCATTGCCCGACTGGCGCATCCGGGCGACACCGCCGCTGGCGCCCACGCCGCGCTGCTCATTGATCGCTTCATTGAGATTGATGGTCCAGCCGGGAAGCACTCGGAAATTGCCCGCCGGGCTTCCCGGACTGCCGCCGCCGTACACGTCATCATTGCTCAGATTGACCAGCTCCACATCCATCTGATCGGCCAGGAAGGGATCATCACCATAGTAGGTGACGGCGCGGCTCTCGGCGCTGCTGGCCTGGTAGGTGTCGCTGGGTGTGGCGGCGACCAGCGCCCGGCCATCGGTTGCATTGAGCATGACCCGTTCGTCGGCCTCGCAGGTGATCGTGCCCCCGCACACCGCGCCGCGCGCCTGCAAATAATTGGCGTCGGCCTTGTCGGTGGTGAAGTCGTAAGCCTCAAATGACACGCCAGCGGTGGGGCTGGCGTCGAGCACATAGAGCGCCGCTTCATGGGTCGCGGTGCTAAAGTCCTCGCGGTCAAATCCCATCGCCTTCAAGAGCCAGTCGCAGTGCGGCACATCGCTGCTGGTGTCGAATTGATCGGGGATGGCGACCTCGGCGCGTCCGCTCCACGTCACCCGCTTGGAGCCTTGCAGGGTCTTGACGCCGTGGCGCCCCGTCACCTTCGGGCTGCGCTTGATGGGCGTGCTTTCGTACTGACCCTGAAATTCCTCAAAGAAGACCGCATCGGAGCCCGTCAGGGCTTCTTTGGTGCCTTTGGTGCTCTCGACCTTGGCCAGGAGCTTGCCGATTTCGGGCGTGATGAGTTTGGCTTCGGCCATGTCTATTCTCCGAGAGAGCTGCGGACCCGCATGGTCACTTCAAAAGGTACGGTGTAGGTGTATCGATTCATCTGGCGAGGATTGGCCGCGCCCTGTGTGTGGGGCAGCGGCTTGATCATGTAGGCCGTCGTGTCGGAGTCCTGCGGGATCTCCTTGACCAGCACATCCTCGACCAGGGACGCCAGCACGCCCGCCGTCTGCCAACCGGCGTCTTCAGGGGTCGGTGACGGGTCTGTGCCGCTGCTGGCCTTCGTGTCCCGCTTGACGGTGCACACTGCTGTCAGAATGAAGAGGCGGTCTTTGACGCCCAGACCGAGACGACGCAGCACCTTGTCTGCCCGGCATTTGAGCAAGACGGTCTGTGTGGCCTGCGGTGCGATGCGCCGGTCGCTGGCGTAGATGTTCATCCCCGCGCCCGCAGCATCACCCGTCTGCACACTGTCGGGCGCATAGTCGGTCACGCCCTCGGCCACCACCTCGGTGATCGAATCATCAAGGTGGGTGCGCAGCGCGGCCTTTGCGCTCCTGAGTAAGGTATAGTGGCCTTGCTTGAGGGCGACGGTCACTGGCCACCCCCTTGCAGACGCAGGAAGAGATTCTGCGCGACAGCCTCTATCACCACCTGCGGATTCGGGCGCGGCAGCCTCTTGGCCTGGTACTTGGCGTATTCCAGTCGCGTTCCCACCTCGACCTTGGACCCCGCTGGCTGGCTGTAATGGTCTGGGTGATTGATCTGCGTCAAGGACGCCGCAAGCTCTCCGGTATCCCTGGGGATCTTGCGGCGCAGTCGGTCCATCTCGCCGGTCACGGCGATGTCCACGGCTTCGACCAGCTCTTTATCGATGGCCACGGGCAGGCGCGAGAGGTCTTGTACCATGGCGGCGGTACCTGTGATGCCCGCTTGCTTTACCACTGGAAGCCCCCTTCGTCGACACCCAAGGCATTGGAGCGACCATCAAATTCACGACGGGCGCGGGCCTTGTTGGTGGCGGTGGAGAGGCCCAAACTCCCGAAGCGGGTTTGGGCGGCGGACACACTTGTCTCGTCGTTCACCCGGCCAAGGGCGCGGGCAGGGTCTGAGATCAGCTGATCCACCTGCTCTTGGAGGTCTTCGCGCAGCTCCAATGTATCCGCGTCAATCGACGGGGGATGGTGGCTGGCACGAAGGATGGGAAGGATTGAGGACGCGACGACCAGGCGCGCCGCGTTGTCGTACTGCACATCGCCAGCGCCGAAGCCTGCGATCTCATCGGCGGTGCCTTCACCGAAAGCCCCGTCAATGAGGCCGCAGATTCGGGCCGCTTCTGAATTGATGATCGTGGTCGCACGGGTGGTGGTCAGCAGGATCCCGGTCCCCGAATCAATGACGACCTGCGGGAGGGATGCCTTGATGCGGTCTGCATCGACACCAAAGGTCTGCGTGGCCATGTCCCGTGCTCCTTATCTCAATCAGGAAGCGAAAATACCGCCGTTGGCGCCGCTGGTCACGGGGCGCATGAAGAAGCCCAGGTCGCTACCGATGCCAGCCGCAGCCCCACGGGGGCTGTAGATGGTGTAGCCCGCCTGACCCCAGAACTCCTGAACGTGCTTGCGCTCGTCCACAAACTGCTCGACGCTGGGATCCTGCGAGCAGGCCCAGACCAAGCAGCCATCGGGAGCGTCGGCGGACTCCTGGGAACGCAGATCAAGACCGCCGCGTGCATCGAAGAGGCCAAAGAAGAGCACGGCGGTGCTGTTGGAGGTGTTGAACGCCTCGACGATGTTTGCCGTGGCGCCCAGTGCGGCGAGGTTGGCCAGGTTGTCGAAGACGTAGGTTTTGACGCCGTGCAGAGCCTCAAAGCGATCAAGGAACGCCTGACGGGGCAAGCCGCTGGCGACCGCCGAACCCGTGCCACCACCCGTGTAGTCCGGGTGGGTGGCCAGAACCGAGGCCACCTTGCCCGACATGTAGCACCGCGCCTCCAGACCGGAGAAGCTGGCCAGCGGGCGCAACACCTGAAGGTTTGACTCGATGTCAAACACGGGCTGCTGGTTGGCGTAGTCGTCGGGGCTGTTCAGGCCCTTGCCGCTGGATGCGGTGAAGTCCTTCTGCGTGAACAGATTGCTGTTCACCATCGCGGCGGCGATGTCCGCGTCGTGGGCCTGGTAGACCTTCGACAGCTGGATCGGGGCGATGTTTCGCTCCAAGTCCGCAAAGCGGTGTTCGAAGGTGGCGCCGCGCTTGAACGGCTTCACCAGCGACTGTGTGCGGCGGATCTGCACCGTGAAGTCAACGGCGACCTCATCCAGCGTGGTGGGGCTGGGCGGATCAACGCCGGGCGACCAATCGCGCATGTTGCGCCCCGCCAGAAGCGAGTTGCTGAGCGCCGCCAGGTCATAGCTGGTCTTGTTGCTGCGACCGCTGTATTTGTCCAGGCACAAGACCTTGGGCATCGTCGAGATCGCAAACTTGGACAGCTCGCACTGCACGAAGGATTCACTGACGCGGTTGATGTCCACGTCCGTAACGAGATACGGGGGTGCGGCCATGACTCGGCCTCCTTTAGATCAAGCGGGTCAGGGGACCAGCACGTTTTTGTTGCCGTAGAGGTAGATGCGGCCACGCGCGCCGCTGGCGATGTCAGCCATTGCGCCATCCACAGGTTCGGGGCAGTAGTAGCCCAAAATGTTGTGACCGGTGGTGTCGGCCAAGATCGCCTTGCCGTTGGCGTCGGTGGTGATGTCATCGTAGGCTTCGCAGGTTTCGGCGAAGTCCACCAGCACAAAGCCCTCGACCGTCACCTCACAAGGCGCGTCGGCGGCGTGACCGGCCACGACAACACCAAGGGCTTTGGCCCCGGCGCTGTCGGCCATGTCGATCTTTTCAGCGGTGGCGTTGACCTCGACAAAGCGATAGGCCGTCAGCGCCTCGGCGGCGACACCCAAAGTGGTGCGGTTGCTCATGTCTGAACCTCAGTTTTCAGTGAAGGCGCTGGGCCTTGAGTTCCTTGTAGATTTTGAGCGCCTTGACTTGATCGCCTTCGGCCATCTCCAGCGATTTGGCCGAAAGGTCGGCGTCCGTCGCGGGCTTGATGTCATCGCCGCCCGGCACGGGGGCCGCTTCAGACATCCGAAACCACGGCGACACGGGGGTCGGTGCAGGCTGCTTGGCTGGCTGCTTTTCTTTGGCCGGTGCGGCTTTGGCGGCTTCGGAGAGGATGGCGCTCATGCCCTCTTTGTCCGCGCGCCACGCGGCGAAGAGCAGCGCGTCCAGGTCAGGGGTGACGGTCAGGGTTTGGCGGTCGCCTTGCTCCCACACGGCGCGGTCACGCTCGACCTCCAGCGCCTCCACCTGCTCGCGCAGGCTGACGACTTCGGCGGATTCGGCGGGCTCACCCATCTGCGGGCCTTCCACTTCCTCCTCTTCGTCGTCGCCTTCCATCATGGCGGCTTCCATGAGCTGCTTCAGCTCCAAAAGCTCGGCCATCGCCCTTTCCATCTTGCCCAGGCGCTCTTCCACGCTGGGCGCGTCGGAGGTCGAGACCTCCTGCTCGGTGGACTTGTCTTTGTCCATCTCGCCTTGCTCCTTGCCCAGGACATGGGTCACGCCGGGGCTCAAGTGTTTCTGGTGGGGTGCTGCGACCAAAGAGACCTCGCGCAAGGCAAAGTCAAAGTCACGGCCCCGGTCGTCGGATATCGGGCCAAAGCTGGGCGAGACGTACTTGATCTCGCCGCGCTTGATTTTGTCTTGTGCTTCGGGGTCGGACAGAGCCAGCGCGCCAATCAGCGTCAGGCGCTCGTCAATGACCACTGACGCCAGCGCCAGCACATCGCCGCTGCGCTCGCCGTTGCGGCTGTGCTCTCGTAGGACAGGCGCGGTGTAGTCGGCGCGGGTCAGGCTGCGGTATCCGTCGATCTGGGCCTTAATGAAGTCTTCATCGACCTTGAAGGCTTTGTCGCCGTAGATGAATCCCGGCGCCTGGGTCAGCGCCACCCACGCCACATGACGGCCCAGCGGGTCTTTGGGCTTTGCGGGCAGGGCGGGCATGTCGTCGAGGATATACGCGGCGGTCATTGCTTGCGCGCCTCCATCTTGCGGATTTTACCAGCAGCCCAGCGTGCCACAGCCTTGCCCCGTCGCGCACCCCACAGGCCCAGGGCTTGCTTGGCCTTTGGCACATCACCTTGCTCATCCCGTGCAGGGGCGGCATCGGCGGTGCCAGCGGCCCGGTTCACGTAGTCTCTAATCCGCTTGAGCGTGGCCTTCGACAGGGGGCGACCGCTTGCCAGGTCACGGGCGCGGGCGATGCCCACAGGTGTTCCGGCGCGCTTGCTGGGCGGCGCCTCGGCGCGCACCTTGAGCGCCCAGCGCGCGGCGGATTGCATGGACTTTGTAGGCTTTACGCTCTCGGATTGCTTTGTGGATTGCGGGTGACTTTTGGGCAGAAGGTCTAAGTCGGTGGTGTAAGACTCCTTACGCTTGCCCGACTTCAGCAGCCGCAGGAAGGCGTTGACCCGCCCCATCGACCACTGGCCGCGGCTCATGCCTGGACGGTGCGAAGTGGAGAAGGCGCCAGCGCCCCGGCGATATACCGCCTTGAGCGTGCCCACGTCCACCTTGCGCTTGCCTTTGAGGCCATCGATTTTGTTCTTTAGGGCCTTCTCGGTGGCGGCGTCGATCTTGATGCCGCCACGAGACGACGACGCAGACCCGGCGGGATTGCGCTTTGAGCCCTTCAGCCTATCCCGCTTGGGTGCGGGAGTCTGTGCTTTTGTCCTGGCCACCTAAAAACCCTCCCGGTCAGATTCAATACTGACCAGACAGTTTATTTCTAACCAGCGCGACACACCGCGTCAAGCGCTGGCGCATCGCGTCATGATTCGCCGTCGCTGATGGTCGTCGTCAGGTCAAGCTCTTTGCGCAGCTGCGATTGGATTTCAGGGCTGGGGGTGATCAGCCCGGCATTGGCGTAGCCCGCCAGCGTGCGCATCCTGCTCTCGTTGTCCAGTTCTTCGACGGCCGCGTGATTGACATTGGGAGTGAAGACCATCCCCAGCGCTGCGTCCAGTGGGAAATTGATCTCGATGAATTGACGAAGGATGCGCTCGGCGGCACGCGCCGGGATGTCCGCCCAGAAATCCATGGTGTCTCGCGCTTCGCCGCTGGCGTCCTTGCGGGCCGCAAATGAGCCGGTGCCTTGCAGAGACATCAAGCGGTGCACATTGCCCAGCGCCTTGCCGATCTGCTGATCAAGCGTCTCGATCTGCTTGGAGAGGTCGGGCACCGTGTCGCTGGGCCGGATGTATTCGACCTTATGATCGCCGGGTGGCAGCATGAGGTACGCCACCTGCTCGGCGGTGCGCCCGTCCAATTGCATCTTGATTTCAGCGCGCGCATCTTCGGTCATGGGGTGCGCGCCGTCCTCCTTGACCACCAGCAGGCCCAGGGTATTCACCTCGGTGCCCAGCGTCTGGAGCTGCAAAGTCTTCTGCTTGGCCTTGAGCAGCACCTGGGCTGGGCGCAGGGCGCTTGACCCCTCCAGATCCCCAGGGGACGCGGGCAGAAGCGGCACATGGCACACGCGCTCCCAGGGAATGACCACCTCACCGGCACCGGAGCCGCCGAAGCTGTCTGTCTGGCTGTATGTCCGCTGGACCAGGGCAAGCATCCCCGTGTCGGGATTGTCCTTGAAGACCCACTCGTCCACGGTCCACGGCATGATCGCGCACGGCAGATCGGGGCAAAGCAGGCGGCGCATCTTGCCGTCTACCTTGATGGGCACCAGGCTGGCGGTCTTCTCCCCTGTGTAGAAGCCACACACGAAGGAAAACCGCAGCACGTCGGCCAGCCACTGCGCCCAGGCATAGTCGGCCCCCGTCGCGGTCCACTTCGACCATACGTATGAGCAGTATTCGTATTGGCGTTTGCGCGCGGCCGAGGCGGCGGCGTTGCCTCGCCAGTACGTCGGCAGCTCGCCAAGCTCCAGGCGCCACGGTGCGGCGGTGATGGCCGCGGTCATGCCCATCAAGGCGTCACGCACCATCGGCATTGACGATCCCAGCTTCCAATAGAGCCCCACGTCGCTGGAGATGCCACGGGCCTTGTAAGGCGTCAACGCGCGGTTGTATTCAAGCTGCTGGCGTCCGACGCTGAAGGGGATCCCATTGACCCCCTGCCGCTGGCCCCACTCGCTTTTGGGCACCGTCAGCTTTTTGCCTCGGTACTCCACGATGTCTTGATTCTCGCGCATCTCCACCACGGGCAAAGCGCGCTCCACCATCATCACCATTGCTCAGTCCCCATTCGTCGCTTGCCCACGGTGGGGCGCGGGTTTGTGTTTGTGTTGCGCCAGCGAATGACCATCATCGACAGGCAGTCCACATCTTCATCATGCGGTCGACCGGGGAAGCCCACCCACTCGGAGATGACCGTGGACGCCCAGGGTGCGTTTTCGCTGGTGGGCAGGTGTATCTGCCCAGCCTCCCAAAGGATGGAAGCGATTTTGGCGCGCTCCCATTTGGACCCGTGCTTGTCGGGGCTGAAGCCCACCACGCCGGTCATCTCGTCACCCAGGACGTCAATAACCCCCGGTCCATTCGCCTTGTCTTCAATGAGCTTCAGGGTCGCTTTTGGCCAGCGCGCCGCGACATTGCGCAGCATCTGCTGGGTGGCCTTCATGCCGCGCTTGTCTGCCTCACGGTCCAGCAGGTAGCGGTGCGGCCCCTTGCGGCCCCAGACATGGATGGCCACCGGGTCGCTGGTGTCGAGCCCCTTAAAAGAGCAATCCATAAAGATTGCAATCTCGTCGCAGAGCTGGGCCTGGACTTCGGGGGTGACCTTGTAGCGCCGGTCTTCGGTGTCGTGGTCAGCCTTGAAGAGGCGCCCGCCTTTAGGATTGGGGCGCTGCTGATACTGACCGTCATAATCGTCGCCCAGCTCCAGCTTAATCTCTTCGACCTCGGCACGACCAAAGCGCTCTGGGTGTAGAAGCTCGCCGGGCTCGGTGCGTGGGTCTTCAGGATGAACGTGCGGGTGGTCGGGCTCGTATTCCATGGGCAAGACCAGATGGGGCCACCCACGCTTGATCAGCGCCCCGGCCAAGTCCATCTCGTGGACGCGCTGCTGGATGACCACGCGGGCCGCTTTGCGCTTGTCATTGACGCGAGAGCTGAAGACCTTGAGGTACCACTCGGTTACTTCCTTCATGCGCTCGGCAATGCGCGCCGGTTCACCCATGATCACGTCGCTGGCATCGTGGGGGTCATCCACCACAGTGTCATCGCCACGCTTGCCCGTGGACTTCTTGCGGGACACACACTGCCTGAAGCCCTGCCGGGTGTTCCTGAAGTGGCCCTGGGCGTTCTGGTCGCGTGCCATGGTCCAGGGCCCCACGCCATCCAAAGATGCCAGCGCCGACACCCACCCCCGGTACAGGTCGCTCTCGATGATCAGACGGGCCTTCATGGAGTCGCGGCGCATCAAGTCGCCGTCCTGCGCGTGGTAGAGCTTGCGCTTCTCCGGTGTGCGCAGCCACTCCCACGACGGCCACGCGACAGACACCAAGATGGACTTCATCGTTCCGGGCGGGATGTTGATGACCAGGCGCTTCAGGTCACCACGGGTGACAGCCTCCAGCTTCCGACAGATCAAGTCGTGGTGCCACGACCAATCGAGGTCAATCCCCGGCTCGATGATGGGCCAGATGCGCTTGGTGTACTCGGCGAGGCTATTGTGCACCAGACAGGCCACGGCCACGTCAGCGGTCAGACCCAGATCCAGCGCGGCGTCTTCAGTCATTGCCCGACTCCAGCTTCTGGGCCAGCTCGCGCAGCGTGGCAGGTGAGAGAGTGCGGGGGTCGATCTTCGGGGTGATCTGATGCTGGTGACCGGTCACCTCAGACGCTTGGCCGCGAATGGCGCGCTCCAGCTTGGCGGCATCCCTCCACGCCGCCAGCGCCTCTTTGGCGTCGGCGTCGGGCAAGACCTCCAGAAGACGAAGCAAAGCCAGGGTCTGCACCTGCACCGCTGCCGCTGCCTGAAGCCTGCTGCGTTCCTCGGCCTCTTCTTCAAAAGCGCGCTGGGCAATCTCTTCTTGATGGGCGTCCCAGGCTCGAACGCGCTCCACCCAATCGTGTGCAGACGACCAGTTGCGAACGTGGTTCGGGGCCTCCTGGGCCCTTTTTGAACCCTTTTTGAGCCCCTTGTCCCCATACACCTCAACAGCAGCAGCGGCAAGAGTCCTACCACGCCCCATGTCCCGGTAGGCGCAGAACACCCTGTAGGACTTGTCGGTGTCCATTGGCTGTCGCTGCCAGGATTTGGGTGCGCCGTCGCCACTCACTTCGACCCCCGGCTTTCCACGCTGTCTGTCTGGCTGTTCATTCTGGCCTCCTTATTGAATCCTATACATCCTTGACGCTCTTGTCATGCAGGGGGTTCATGTGCCCCCTTTAACCACCACGCGCCCAGCGCCCTTAACATGCTCTGCCCAGCGCTCTTCAAGCTCCAGGCGCTCCGATGGGATTGCCACCGTGGGCGGTTCGCTGGGCTCTACAGGCTGTTTGGGCAGACTGTCTTTGAAGTCATTATCCCAGCCCGGCGTGTTCAGGCGAACTGCGGCCCAGCGAAGCGCCTTGCGTGCCGCATACACCGTAGCAATGCCCGACGAGTCGAAGACCCCATAGGACACGTCGCCGCGCTTCAGGGTCCACATCTCGCCCATCCTGTGAAGCTTCACCCTCTCATCATCGATGGCCAGCCACGTCGCCTGCCACACACCACCAACACGCCGGCCCGACATTCGCACCCAGTGAACCCCATCAACCTCCACCACTTCCCGGTCCACGACGACCGCCTTTGCAGCCTCCACAGCCTGGTCATCCCCCAGCAGACCATCACCCCTATCTCTGCTGCGCTGCACATCGAAGCCGTCAGGGTAGCGGGCTTTGAGCTTGGCCACGTTGGCCGAGGCCACCTCGGACAGGTCCAGCCCCAGCGCCCGCGCCATGGTGGCCACGTACCAAAGCACGTCGCCCAGCTCGGCCTTTAGATGGTCGATGCTCAAGTCATGGCCCTGGTGGTGGTGCTTCTTGATGTGGTCTGCCACCTCACCGGACTCACCCGCCAGACCCAGGGCGCACTCGGTCAAGAGGCTGCGACGGTCTGCCACCTTTGCGGTGCGCAAGGCGCTTTCTTGGTATTCGTCAAAGTCCATGTTCGTTCTCCATCAAAGATAGCTGCCCCTTCATAACGTCTCGGCCTGCCGACCTCTTCTGTGGGTCGACTACAATCAATTCGGTTCGGTCACACACACCATCCCAGACGTACCAGGCGACGGTGCGCGCATCGGTGCCATTGCCCCGAAAACTTGGTCGAGGCAGCACCAGCACCCAGTGCGGCGGCGCGTCCCTCCAGATGCACCACCGGTCGCTCGTTGGCTCCTGCCATGTGATGGGCATCAGCATGGCCACAAATCGGCTGACCGAAAGAGCGGCCTCCACATAGGTAGAGACGTCTCGATAAGGAGGGTTGGTGATCACGGCACCGTATTCACCGGGCATCACATCGCCTCGCTGGACGGCCACCCTGAAATCCCAATGATGGTCTGCCGTCACCGCAGGATCCAAGTCACCAGTCACCACGGTCCTGTGAAGACCCGCGCGCAGCGCATCAGCGAGGCGACCATCACCACAGCAAGGCTCCAAGATCTTGCCCTGAATCTTAAATGCCAACGGCCTGCCGTTCACGACACGACTCAGATGCTCCAGCAGCACATCTATCACCCACCGTGGGGTGTAGTATCTATCCAACGCATCCCTCATCCCTCACCCCTCGCCCCCTTGTGGCCACGCTCGACGACCGCGGTATCGGATCGTCCCGCCATTGCTCAGATTGATCAGCGCATTGATCACCTGCGCCCTAGTCAGTCGATGCCTCCCACGGCGAAATGCCTTGTAAATCTCGTCCTGATGGACACCTGGGCGGCGGCACACCAGGGCTTTTACGCGCTCTTGAATGGTCACCTCTGACCCCCTTGCGGCCCGTGCGTCGGCCAGTACGGGCGCACCCATACCGTTAGCCTCTTGGCCACCTTGATCCAGTCTTCCTTCGTGGCTTTCGTCCTGCCGTCGCTGCGGACGTCAAAGGCCACGGCAGTGCCCAGCGCCTTTGCAAGGCACACCACCAGCGCGGTATCCCAGCCAAGATCAAAGCACTCGACCATGTGCCTGCGCAGGCTGGACAAGTCCTCTACCACTTCCCGATCGTCGTCCTTGGAGACCAGAACCTCCACAAAGGATCCCTTGACTACATTCTGTACGTCGAGGGTCCTGAATCGCCCAGGCGCAATCCCCAGACAACTCCCCACGGTCGGGCCAGTGTCGGG